CTGAGACACCGACCACAGCTTCCACGGGAACGCACTGCATTCCTTACCTTGGACGAACACTTTCTTAGCAAACTCACATGATAAATTGTCATTCACCATGGACTTACTAATACCGATGCCCATCCCCAGCCACTTACACAGCCTCTTATACTTGTTTGCGACAGACACGTCAGCTATGACAATGTCGTCTCCAAGTAAGGCGTAAAGCCCGAACCAACCCTTATGCCCCGCTAAGTAAGCGGCAAACTGCACAATCGCGTGATGCGTCAACGCAAATACCGCCCACGAGGAGTAAGCACCCATAGGTTGACCCACCGCGTACTTAACAAACCGGGGAACCCCCTGTTCTCTCGGACCTTGTTTCGGCACGAAGTAGGGCCTTCCTACAAGTAACTCAACCCAAGCAGCTGCGTACGTAGCGCCGAACATCACGGCCACTACGAGCTCCTGAATCGCAATGGGACACCTATCTGTCGCCGCACTCAAATCGAATGAATGGAACACCGCACCCGATGGCGCCCTTTGTAAAAGGCGCTTCACGGGCCGCTCTTGGTCAAACGTCCCATCCTGTGGGATAGAACGTAAGACCCCAAACACGAAATCATGCAGCGGCTTAAGGGCACATTGCGACCAGTAGTCCACAATGGCAAAGACCCGCACCTTCCCTGCTGGCTCCACCTTAGTTGCGATCTTACCCTGACGGGCACCTCTCGCCTTGGTAGACGAAAAGCACTCCGCTTCGGACTCGATCGTTCTCCAGAAGGAGAGCGTCATGTTCTGGTTCTCCATCGCATTAAGAAAACTCCATAAGGAATCTCCCCATGCTCCGGCTAACCAGGCCCACGCTGCTCCTCCCCGGGCCCCAAAGCTAGAGACACTTCCTATCCGTTTCGTCCTATGACGTCCAGAGACGTCTGTGAACCCTACAGCCTCAGTTATGGCTCCAGAATTAGAACCCGTAGTGGTTAAGCTCAAAGGAACGGGCTTCAGACTGGCAGGATCAACCCCGATGAGACTCCCCTCGTCGTAAAAATCAGCCAGATTCACAAAGAATATTTTATGAATAAACTTTGCAAAACCCAGCATCAAAATACGCGGGATTGCAACACCAGGATTGGTAATGGTCGCCAGTGATAGCTTGCCTTTGTACGGTAGTACGCGGTACAAACCAAAAACCGTCAGCCACACTCGGGTGCAGAGAATATCCCCATTGCGGATCAACGCTCGGTGCCTCTTCGGAATAATCCGAGGGAGCCCGCAGCGCGAAACCGCAACGGCTACCTTCCCTATCTCCCGAGCCCCGGGTTTCATCTTAGAACCCGGGAGGGCTTGCATCAACAACACATGACATGTCTTAAGATACAAAACCACTCCCTTGATCCCTCGATGTCTAGCTAACCGGGACACCTGCTTACAAAACGAAACGATTGATACAATACGGTCCTTAGTTAGTCGTCCTACCGTCAGTCTGAGTACACTCACCAGTGGACCCATAAGACGGTGCCAGACTTTTAAATCTGGCTGCCAAGAGCGAACCTTACCCACTCCTACACGGCCACGGCGATCTATCGCTAAGGTTTGTAGTAGTTTAATCATTTACATGGTTAAGTTGCTGGGGGTTCGTTCCACTTCGGTTTGCTCGCACTTCGTGATGAGCGGTACGAGGGCCGCAGGCACCTCCTGGTAGGAGGCTTAGGGGTGGACGACCTAAGGTAGGGTTATCCTGGGACTGAAGTAACAGTTTCACCGACCCCCGGGAAATAAAGGGCAGAATCAACG